AACTTGGTCGGGTCGGTGACGAGCGCCTGGTATCGCAGGAGCGCGTTCTCCTGGTTGGTGTAGATCACCTTGTTCCCGGCCGTGTCCGTCTCGATCTGGTACGGCTGCGGCACGTAGGTGCCGCCTGCGACGAACGGTGTGTTGATCCAGCCCCAGCCGTATCGGTCTGCCGGGTAGGCGCGCACCGCGTAATCGTCCTCGGCCTCGGGCGGGAGCACCGACACGGCGGTCATCATGTCCCCGGGGCAGGCATATGCGTACTTCCACATCGTGTACGGCATCGTGACCTGCGCGAGCGAGACGCGCCGCGAGGCGAAGCTCCAGGTGTGCATCTGGAGCAGCGTGTCGCGTGCGATGGGGTAGAAACGCTGGCACTGCTCGGCCTGCGCCGAGCCCTCCGGCGGGTCGATGCTTGCGACCGTTGCATCATCCCCGAGGTATGCGAGTGCGAGGTTTGCGATATCAACGACCGATGGCATTCTCGCTCCCTTCGTGACAGGAGGGGGGCCGGCGTGGACGGCCCCCCTCCCTTGTTCGCGAACTCAGGCACGCATCAGTTCGGCGTGGCTTCGGCCTTGGGCTTCCGTCCGGGGCGCAGCTTGCGCTCCGGTTCGGCGGCGTCGAGGACGGGTGCGCCGTCCATGAACTCGAGGACTTCGGGGATCTCCGGGCCGGAGTAGCGGAACTCCTCGCCCGCCTTCCGAAGCCCGTTGTCCACGAAGCAGTCGACCAATGCCTTGACCATTGCCATGTGATGCTCCTATCAGGCGACCGTGAAGCCGCTGGCGTAGAACTTCTTGCCGTCCTGGATGTCCATGACGATCTGAGCCAGGATGCTGCCGGTCGTGGGGTTGGTGCCGTTGACGTCGTAGCGGGCGCCGAGGTAGCGCAGGCCGAGGCTTGCGATCTGCGGCGGGATGGCGACCACGTACTGCTTCCCGGCGGTCAGGCCGGCGAGCAGGACGTTCGTCTCCGCGAGGACGGTGTGGGACGAGAGGTTCGCGTTCGCCGACGAAACCACCTCGAGGTCGAGGCTGGTGAGCGTGTTGAACGTGGTCACGACGGTGAACACCATGTAGAGCTGGCGGCCCTCGCCGATGTCGCGAGCGGTGCCGAGGTCGATGGTGTCGGTGCTGTAGGCGTCGGCCGTGATGGCCTGGCCCGAGATGGCCGAGCCGGGGGTGTTGGACCCGGACACGGTGAGAAGGACGTCAGTAATCATTGTGGGTGTCTCCCTTCAGGAGTGTGCGGGTCAGCTGACTTCGGCTTCGGTGTTGAGGATGGAATCGACGCGACGGCAGGGGACGCCGAGGAACGACAGCCAGCTGTACGGCGTGCCGAACTGCGACAGGCCCTCGTTCACCTTGACGACCGCCTGGCTCTTGTCGAGCGCCATGATCGACAGGCCGCTGTGCACGGTCCGGTTCATGTAGAACGCGGCACGGCCCATCGCCATGTTCGGGATGCGGTACAGGCCACGCGCCATGAGGCGGATGAGGTTGCTGGCCGAGGTGGTCGCCTGGCCGTTCGACTGCGCGAGCAGGTCGGTCGTGTTGATGTTGCAGATGCGCACGACGTAGCGCCAGTCCTTCACGACCAGGCCGTTCTTCCACTGGTAGCGCGTGGAGTACGCCTGGAGCCGCGTGCCGTCCGAGTTGTAGACGGTCTGCTCGCCGAGATCCTCGTGCATGAGGCCAGCCGTCGAGCCCTTGGGGAAGGGGCAGTAGACGGTGTTGTCGCCCCAGACCACCAGGTACACCGAGGTGTTCGCGGTGCCCGAGTACGAGCCGCCGCCGGCGAGGCCGTTGAGGATGTTCACGCTGTTGTTGGAACCCGTGAGCGCCGAGTAGCGCGGGGCCAGCCCGAGGAACTGCTTCGGGTCGGTCGCCGGGTTGCCGTAGAACATCGTGCTCGCCATCGTCTGGTTCATCGCCTCGAGGAAGGCGGTGTCCTCAGACAGCCGGAACTGCGCGGTGTTGCCGTTCAGCATGGCGAGGTCCTTGTCGACCTCGCTGCGGGCCTCGAGGATGCCGCAGGCCTCGTCGACCTGGGCGGTCGTCGACTTGCTGTTCGGGATGCCCTGGTTGAGGGCGCGCCAGTAGACCTGGGGCAGGCCGGTGCGGATCACGACGCGCTCGCCGGTCGGGAGGTTGCCCTCCTTGAAGACGCAGTCCTCGAGGATCTCGTTCGACTGCGACAGGAGCTCGGCGATGATGGGCACGTTGCCCTCGGGATCGGTGCGCTTGGCCCAGTCCGCGAGGGTCAGGTTGGAAGTGGAGAGAGTTGCCATTGCTGTGGTTCCCTTGTTGGGTTAGGTGTTTGAGTAAAGAGCCTCGGCGAGGTCGGCGAAGCTGCGCGGTCCGGCCTTGGCCTGCGTGGCCGCGCCCGTGACCATGCGGTCCTCGCTGATCGCCTTGCCGGCTCGGAACATGAACCGGATGAGCTCCGGGTGGTTTCCGAGTCCGGTTTCGTTCAGCAGCGTGCGGAGTTCGGTGGTGCCGAACGCATCGAGCGCCTTCTTTGCAACGCCCAGGTTCTCCGACAGCTTCTCGCCGCCGAACTCTCGGTCGGACTTGGAGTTGTCGGCCCAGCCGTTGCGTGTGGCCTCGATCATCGCCATCTGGCGCTCGGCCATCTTTGGGCCGACTGCGTCGAGAAGGCGCTGCGCGGACTCCTGCGACAGGTTCAGTTCCTTTGCCACCTGCGAGTACGAGGCCATGACCTCCGAGTCGAACACTCGACCCTCGGGCGCCTTGAACTCGTAGGCTTCCGGCGCCTTGGGTGCCTCGGCGGGTGCCTTGGCCTCCTCGGCGGCGGGCGGCGCAGGTTCCTTTCCGGCAGGGGCCGCATCGGCGGCTTTCCGGTCCTGGGTCGCGGGAGCCTTCTGCGTGTTCCCGTAGAGCTTGTCGGCCGTCGCCGCCACGCTTTCCGGGGCCGTCGATGGTGCAGCTGCTTCAGTGATTGCCGCGGCTGTTTCCATCATCGTTGGTTCCGTCATCCTGGTGTTCCTTCATCATCACGTGGTACTGCTCGGGGCACGCGGAGTGGATGAGGCCGAGGAGCCTCAACCCGCCGTTCCGGTTCCCTTCCGCGAATGCCATCTGCATGGCGTTGGCCGCGAAGGTAGATCGGAACACGCCCGCGTGGTCGAGAATGCGCCAGGCCATGCGCCTGCCGCGCTTCTGCGACATGAGCCACTTCACGTCGGCCTCCTCGTTCTGCCTGTCCAGGCGCTCCCTGAGCTCCTTGTCGGCTCGGTCGCGCTCCTGCCCGCGCAGGTCGAGGGGGTCGTAGTTGTTGCTCATACGCGAATGTAGCCCCGCGTCATGCCGTTACGGGGACTGTCAGAAGCCGTTGATCCTGAGCTTCCACGCCTCGAGCGTCATGAACTCGCCGGCGGTTGCCAGGCTGCCGAGGATCTGGAAGGTCTGCGCCACCGTGAACCCGCCGGACGGGCTGAACGTCACGATGGCGCCCGTTGACAGGCCGTGGCCTGGGGCCGCGAGGGCGTTCGACAGGATGGTCCCGGCGCTGGGCGCGCACGCCTTCTTCTCGACGCAGAGGCTCTGGTTGCTGCCCGCGAAGGTCTGCGAGTACCAGGCGCCCGTGCCGTAGTTGGCCTTGACGGTCTTGTTGTTCGTGCTGCCCGTGCAGCCGACCAGGATGTCGAGCTCGAGGCCCATGCCGACATTGAGCGCGTTCGCCGGGATGACCTGCTCGGCCAGCACGATGTCCGTGTTCACCTTGCTGACCACGGCGGTCCCGAGCCCGGCGGCGTAGGCCAGGCCGATGGTGAGCTCGTCCGTGTCATCCTCGGCCTCGAGCACCTCGTAGAACCCGCTCACGGCGGTCCCGCCCGTCCAAGTGACGTAGACGAGCTTGCCCGCGCTGTCGGCGTTGGTGAGCCCGTGGACGCCGGCGGCGGTGAGCTTGGTGTTGCCCGAATCGTTGCTGTTGGTGATCGTGATGAAGGTCGACGCCGGGGCCACGACGGTCAGCGGGGTGGTGCTGCCGTACAGGTAGGGCTGGTTCGAGCCCATGACCCAGAAGCGGTCGCTGCCGTCCGGGTCGCGGACGCCGACGATGTCTCCGGTCACGTCATCGTAGAGCCAAGGTGAATTCGGGTTCTTGAGCCGTGCCATGTTCAGACCTCCAGTGCGCTCGGGGAGCCATACCCCGAGAACATGTTCGTGATGTCGGTGAGGGCGTTGTCGCCGCCTGTCGGCGACTGCGCCATGTTCTTGACCGTCTGCGACTGCTGCTGCATGACGGCCGCCTGCTCC